TCTTACTCCTTGAAAAACGGTCTTACTGACCTTTACCCGGCGACTGTGCCGTGAAAAGACTATACCACAAATCTAATTTTGTGTTAGACTATTTGTTAGAGTTTCAGAAAGGAGTTCTATGAACCTAAAAAAATATTTCGAGGAAGAGCCCTACGGGGCCAAGAAAGAGATGGCTGAGTACCTCGGCATCACCCCAACATGGTTGGGATTGTTATTGAGGAAAGCTCGCCGACCTTCAGCAGAGTTGGCAAAGAAGATCGAGAAGGCAACGCAAGGACTGGTCACAGCAAAAGAACTACGCCCCGATTTATTTGACTGAAATTTAACAGGAGATGTGAATGAAAAGAACGCTGAAATTGGTACCCATCAACACCGTGAGGATCGATGGAGACACCCAATCAAGAGTAGAGATGGACGCCAACTGGATTCAGAAGATCGTTGACGATCTGAAGAATGACATGGAGTACGACCCGATTGAGACACGCTTTGACGGTTCGCACCACTGGCTATCAGATGGCTTCCATCGCTACCTTGCGTACAAGCAACTTGGCGTGAAGGAAATCAATGTCAACTATTTGCCCGGCTCGCAGTTTGATGCCCAAGTGGACTCATACGGCGCCAACGGCAAACACGGTAGAGCTCGCACACGGGCCGACAAAGAGCGCAGTGTTGAGAACGCCATTAACAACCCACTGCTCAAGGACAAGAGCAACTACGAGATCGCCAAAATCTGCGTGGTATCTCAGCCCTTTGTGGCTTCAGTGCGTGACCCAGAGCGCAAAAAGAAGCAGGCAGAGAGCGTCAAGAAGCACTTCGAGAAGAAGATTCAAGAGAAACAAAATACTAATTTAATTAGTAGTGAAAAACCAACAGATAGGGAAAATCCCTACGCCGGTGAGGCGCCCTCAGACGAGGAAATCAAGGCGGCAGAGTTGGCGCTGATTGCTGACCAAGAGGCCATGTACAAGCTCTTGGACTCAGACGATGCACTGGCGACAGCACACGAAGAAATCAAGCGCCTGAACTACTTGAATGCTCAACTAGAGACACGCCTTCATGGACTCATGAATGAGCGCAACGAGGCCGTGAAAATGGTCAAGAAACTTCAAAAAGAAAATGACAAACTGAAAGCCAAAAAATGACCTCAAAACTCCTAGCGCCAAGTGGGCGTGATGATGGATTCCCAACCCCTCGTCAATTCCAAATTGATGCCCATGAAGCCCTGCGCCAAGGGTTTCGTGAGGGACATAAAAACCAGTTGATCATGGCGCCCACAGGGGCCGGTAAGACTTACCTTGGATTACGAATTTGTAATGAAGCAATCCAAAAGGGCAAGCGCGCTGTGTTCCTGTGTGACCGCACCACGCTGATCAACCAAACCTCTGCGGTGGCTGACCGCTACGGCATGTACAACCATGGCGTCATTCAAGCCAACCATTGGCGCCGCAGGCCAAGTGAGCTCTTCCAAATTGCCAGTGTGCAGACCGTCGCCAAGCGCGCGTTCTGGCCTCAAATGGATGTGTTGGTGGTCGATGAAGCGCACACCACATACAAGGCATGGACTGAGTTTGCAAAAGCAACAAACGCAACGGTCATTGGCCTGTCTGCCACGCCCTTCACGCCGGGCCTTGGAAAAATCTTTACCAACTTGGTAAATGCAACCACGATGAACGATCTCACGCAGGAGGGTACTCTGGTGCCCATGCGGATTTTCTCGTGCCAAAAGCCCGATATGACCGGCGCAGAGGTCAAAGGTGGCGAGTGGACAGACAAGGCGGCTGAGGAGCGCGAGCTCAAGATCGTAGGTGATGTGGTCAACGACTGGATCAAGTTCGGCGACAACCGTAAGACCATCGTGTTTGGGGCCACCATCGCCCACTGTGAAGAGCTCTGCAGGCAGTTCATTGCCCAAGGCATCATGGCGGCGATGTTCACCTCTGAGACGAAGGAGCGCGAGCGCGAGGAACTCTTGAAGGAGTACCGCAAGCCTGACACCTACCTGCGCGTGTTGATCAGCGTGGAGGCCCTCGCAAAGGGCTTTGATGTGCCTGATGTTGGCTGTATCTGCGATGCGCGCCCATTGCGCAAGTCACTCTCGACTGCGATTCAGATGTGGGGCCGTGGCCTGCGGAGCTCGCCTGAGACAGGCAAGAAGGATTGCCACCTGCTCGACTTCAGCGGCAACATCATCCGGTTCTTTGAAGACTTCAACGACATCTACTTCAACGGGTTGGAGAAGCTCGACGATGGCGAGAAGCTCGACAAGACAGTGCGCACGAAGGAGGAGTTCGATACCAAGGGCTGTCCGAAGTGTGGCTACACACCTTTCCACAAGCGGTGCATGGCTTGCGGTTACGAGCGCGTGAGCCGTGAGATCAGCGACGCGGTGCCGGGCCACATGAAGGAAATCTTCATCGGTGAAGGCAAGAACAAAAAGAAACTCGCAGACAACGCCGAACACTTGTGGCATCAACTGTGTTCGTATGCGCGGATTCACAGCAAGGCAGACGCGCAGTCAGGCAGGGCATGGCACTTATACCGGCAGATCACAGGCCAAGAATCGAAGTGGGCATTCAGTAATGCCCCGATGGTCGAGATCAACAGGAATGTGTACAACAAGATTCAACAGATGAACATTGCATGGAAAAAAGGAGCAGGACGATGATTTTTCCAAAACACAAAGCGGGCCTGTACTTGACTCACAACGAGCACAAGGACTACTACGAGACGGTGGCAGAAAGAGTCGGATATCACCCATCTGTTGATGATGAGCATTATTGGGTTTCGCCTGAGGACAAACAAAAGTGCATCGACACCGATGAACTGTGGGAGTTGCAGTGGTATCCAGATACACCTGTTGGTTTTCACAAGGTGTGTGGATCGACATTAGACATTGTTCTCAAACGAGCTTTAGAGATTGAAGAGGAGTACTTGAAATGAAAGCAAAAACCATTGACGCATTGATTGCCAACCGTGAGGCGGCACTCTTAACCAGAATCAAGCTTCACCACGAGCTCAAGGACAAGATCAGACTTGCCGAGCTTCGACTGTTCAAGAAAAATCTCAAGTTGATGCTGAAGCAGACCACCTACACCTACCAGTCATACGGAGGTAGCGGAGAATGACTGACGAACAAATTATTGAGATGGCTAGAGAGGCAAACTTACCAAGTTGTTTAGCAACGCATCCAAAAGCACTTAAACGCTTTGCCAAACTGGTAGCACAGCATGAGCGTGATGCATGCTCTATCAGAGCAAGTGTTGCACTTCTTGGCACTTTGAAAGATACCGCAGATCGAGTTTTGAGGGCCATAAGGAGGGGTGATCTATGAATATCGAAGCATGGATTGCCGAGAGGGTGAATCGCGGCGAAGATGCGACTATCAGTTTGCGTTTGCTTGAAAAATTGATGTATGAGCCTGCAATCAAGCATTGGATTTCAAGCACATCCAAAAAGTTGGGTTGCAGTGTCACTATTCATTGGCCCAGTGGTGTTGTGACCTTTTACCCAGTGAGTGCATCATGAGCTTCATCGACTTTGCACGAGCTCACGGGGTAGAGATCGACCACGACAAGCTGTACCCTTCTGAGCGCATCAAGCGAACTGGTACGGTCAGCAAGCCCAAGTCAGACAATGGCGCCTACTTCTGGGATGGTCAGCGCGGATGGGTCATGGATTGGTCAGGAGAGGCCAGAGTCGTTTGGTACGAAGACCCTCATGCCAAACCATGGACTGACGCAGAAAAGCGCGCATGGGCCGATAAACGGCGCGTACAGCAGTCCGACAAGGAGGCAGGCTACCAACGGGTGGCCCTGCAGGCTGACATCACGCTCAGGTCAGCTAAGAAAGAGAACCACGCCTACCTGCAGTTCAAGGGTTTTAAAAATGAGTTGGGGCTCGTGTTGGACAACAAGCTGTTGGTGCCCATGCGCAATGTCAGCACGATGGCTTTGCAGGGCTATCAGCAGATTTACTACGACTACGACGCGCGACAATACGAAAAGAAGATGCTCCACGGCATGAGGGCCAAGCATGCGGTTTTTTACATCGGCAACAGGAGCCTGCCTGAGGCGTGGTTGGTTGAAGGGTATGCCACCGGCCTGTCGGTGCATCAAGCCCTTAGGAGCTGTGGCGTGATGGCCTCGGTGATAGTGTGCTTCTCAGCATCGAACATGATTGCGGTGGCTGACCAGATACCCGGCAACCGGTTCATCTTTGCCGACAACGATGCCTCAGAGACGGGCAGGAAGGCCGCAGAGGCCACCGGATTGCCTTGGACGATGGCTGACACCGTCGGATGGGATGCGAATGATCTACATACCAAGGAGAGCGTTTTTAAGGTGGTGGAAAAAATCATCGAATGTAGAAGATCAGCGGTATACTCCTGACTCTCTAGAAAGTCGTGCTGATGGACTGTAAACATCAGCGCCAACACACATGGGGATTGGCGTGGGAAACGACTTGGTGCTTCACTGCGCGTCGCCAACTGCCTTTCAGTCTCCAGTTGTGTTGGTGGCAGATGCGGTGATCGGGCGAGTGGTTCAGTCCACAGTTCCCCATTTGCGGCCACCAACAACTTGCATAAGCCGAAGGCTCGACGGTTAATCTGACCCGTCTGAGGTATGACCCACCAAGAAACAGAAGGGTCATGTTTACAAAACTCAAAAAAATGTACATGACAGCCATCTCATGTATATAATTCATCCAATCATGAACACATCTCTCCCACGACCCCCTATCTCTGTGCGTAGCGCAGTGGTAGCGCGCGTGTCTTGGGCACACGAGGTCGTAGGTTCGATCCCTACCGCACAGACCAATCATCATCGAAATTGACCCTATCCCATTGTGGTAGAGCAAGCAAGGTGTATGCGCTCGGCTGTTAACCGAGAATGAGTTTGGTTCGATTCCAAATACCACAGCCACTTTATGGTGTCGGTAGTGTAGTGGTAGCACGACAGCCTGTGAATCTGTCAGCGAGAGTTCGATTCTCCCCTTCACCCCAAAAAAAGACTTGACAAGCAAAATTTGCTTGTGGTTATAATTCACTTGCAAGGCGTGAGAACCTGTGCAAGCGAAAGCCGTTAAGTCAAACTCCGACCCCGAATGGGGTGCCGTCCTTCCAAAAGAAGGATGTGTTCTCACCGGGGTTTGTCTTAACGGCTTTTTTTTGATCTCATACTTTGTCGCTGAATCGGACGCGCACTGGCGGTAGCGATCAGGGACAGCTCTACTACGGGAAAGATGTTGAGATAGAGCAAAGGGTGGCGAAGTGAGTGCCCTTACATCGAACGACTGACGGGTCAGAAACTCCGACGGGTATCTGTGAAGGCTCATCCTCTCTTGGGAGGGCTGAGTCTGTCCACCTCTGGGTATCAGGAAAGAGACAGTAAGGTAGAAATAAAGAAAGGGTAATTTTGATTAAGGTCAAAAGACCTTCCATTTTCCCTACGCAAAGTTCTAATTCCGTGTTAGACTTTTGATAGTTCAATCAGGAGAAAAACATGGACAAACTTGAAGAGTTCCACTACTTCACCACCCCGATCTACGCGGTGAAGTTGCCACAGTTTTTGGAACCCATTCGCAAGATTTCGAATCAATACCTTGCCAAGTCAAGGGCGCGGCACAAGAACAAAAAGAACCCCATGACCGTGATGACTGCAAGCTTCTCGCACGAGCCGGATGCCGCAGAGTTTGCGCAGTATGTCTCCCAAACCGCATGGAACATCTTCGCGGCTCAGGGCTACAACATGGACAACTTGGTCACCTTCTTTCAAGAGATGTGGACTCAAGAGCACAACTTCCAATCTGCCATGGAGACTCATGTCCACGGCAACGGCGCGGCGATCAGCGCGTTCTACTTCCTCAACATGCCAAAGAACGCCATGAAGATGGTGATTCACGATCCACGCCCCGGCAAAGTCATCACCAATTTGCCGGTTAAGGACAACAAGAAAGTCGCGCCTGCATCGACGCAGGTGGTCTTCACGCCTGAAGAGGGCACACTCATCTTCACACCGGCATGGTTGCCTCACCAGTTCAGCCGCAACCTTAACCGCGAGCAATCGGTGAAGTTCGTCCACATGAATCTTGGCGTCACGCAAGCACCACAGGAGGCGGCGGCTGACCCTAAAGTGGAGGTGATATGAAATACCGCATTCGCTACAACAAAACCGCAGGCCAACCGGGGCGCGGCACCGTTGATCACAAGTGGCGCGTGTTCGATGAGAACAACAAAGAGATCATCTGTAAAGGGGTGAAGATTCAATCCGTAGCATGGACAGAGATGGATCCAAACGGTGTGGATTGGAACTTCGTCACAGAAGGAAAGTTGATAGTTGAACGAGAGACTTCAACTGTTGTCATTGTCTAATTCTGTGTTAGACTCTCTAACATCACAATATTGTGATTTTATTGGAGGGTCAACATGAGGCTACTTAAGCCAGAAGAGATCGACATCTATGTCAAACGACACGAACGCCGCCGGCAACGCTTCGAGACGGAAGGCTTATCTCCTGACGAAGCATGGGAGCTCGCAGACAAACTCTGGGAGCGAGACAAAGACGGTACCGATGACCGGCGTTTGTGTTTCGAGTGTCAAAACTACAACGACAACAGGAAGACCTGTTCAAAGATTGTTGACCACAAGCGCCAACCACAAACCCCACTGCGATTCATCTTGCAACGCTGTGAGTGGTTCAAACTGAGGGAGACAAAACATGGTGTCCGATGACTTCGCCTACTGGCTGTCTGTTCAAGGAAAGCCCGGCATATTGCCCAACCAAATCAAGACCGTCAAAGACATCTTAAACCGCATGCCTGAGGCTGATCTGATCAGCATCATGTACCACGGCGCAGATGATCTGGCCTCCAAGGCTCTCAACGAGCTCAAGCGCCGATTCGAGGACGAGCTCAACGCATTGGAAGAGATGCATCAACACATGGTCAACAGTGAAAGGTCAGTACATGAGAGTGATTGGAATTGATCCCGGCGCATCGGGCGCGATTGTTCTGCTTGAGGATGGCGAGCCCATCGAATGGCTGTTGATGCCCACCATGAAGGTTGGCTCGACCACCAAGGTGAACGCGGCTTCACTGGCCCGATTCATCTTCGATTCAGGCGCCCTCAAGGTGTATGTCGAATTCGTGCATTCAATGCCAAAGCAAGGCGTGAGCTCGTCGTTCAACTTTGGGCACTCCTGCGGCGTCATAGAGGGCATTCTGGGCGCGGTCATGACGCCCTATGAACTGGTGACACCACAGAAGTGGAAAAAGGCCGCAGGGCTCATTGGAAGCGACAAAGACGCGGCGCGCGTGAAGGCCATTCAGATGTGGCCCAAGTGGCAATGCTTGGACAAGAAAGGCCAAGGCCAAGCACTGGCTGACGCGGCACTGATTGCGAGGTTTGGGGTATGAGTAGCAAAGCACCACCAAAAGAAACTTGCCTGCAGATGGCAAAGTTCTATTCCGACTCACGCAATCCAATGGCGCAAAAGTTGATGTGGGATTGGCTGATTTGTTGGGGCTTTTATGAACACTGGGTAGAGGAGTATTGGAATGAACCAAAAGGACATTAACGACGCGGTGGACTACCTCTACACGCATGGTCGCAAATACGCCGAGGCCAAGGCTCACCGCACCTACTTGGAAGAGTACCGCAAGAGCCAAAAAGCCATGCTGATGAAGGCCGCATTGTCGCGCGGCATCAAGACCGTGGCGGCGGCAGAGATCGAAGCCTATGCAGACCCATCGTATGTGGAACTGCTCAAGGGCCTAGAGGGGGCCGTGGAGGCCGAAGAGACACTCAGATGGGGATTGGTATCAGCGCAGGCTCGAATCGAGGTTTGGCGCTCAACTGAAGCCTCCAACAGGGTGATGGATAAATCAGTAATGTGAAGGAGAAAACATGAAGCACTTAAAAGAAACCGAAGTCTGGCAAAAAGAGAAGCTTGCGCGCGACCACCGGCTCGCCGTCATGATGATGATTCGTCAGCAGATCGACATGGTTGGTCAACTCATGGAGCGGCACAAAGAGCTTGTGAAGGCGCCTTTGTCCTACAACATGTGTGTTGGCCTGCTTGAGCAATTGCAGGGGCATTCGTTCGCGGCATTCAACGAAACCGGCGCCGCCGCACCTTACACACCCGACGGCAACTCAACTCCTTATTTCAAATTCCCGAATGAGATCGTTGGCCTATGAACGGCAGTTACGACACGCTTGAAAAGAAGTGGGTGGGGCTCGTCAAAGAACAGCCCTGCTCAGTCTGTGGACAGCCGGGGCCCAGTGATGCACACCACATCGAGCAAGGTGAGCACTTTACGGTGGTGGCCCTCTGCAAGTCCTGCCACCAAGGCTCGAACATGGGATGGCATGGGAACAAGCGCGCGTGGGCTATTGCCAAGATGGATCAGCTCGATGCCCTGAATGTGACCATCCGGCATGTGTTTAAGTTCCTGACTACTAATTAAATTAGTAGCGTAAAAGCAACATTAGGGTTTTCCTTAGAAAATATTTTTAAAAAGTGCTTGCAAGACTCTAACTTAGAGTTATACTTCTCATCACTGCACTGTCGCAGGTTTAATCAAGGAGATCGAAATGATCACAGAAGTTCAAGCAAACATTCAAGCCCTCGCAACTGTCGAGTCTCTCGTATCTGACATCGATGCACTCTTTGTGCTCGACCAACAAGCCAAAGCTCTGGCAGAACAAGTCAAGGCCATGAAAGAGGCCATCGCCAACAAGTACGGCGAAGGCAAACACCAAGGTGAGTTGCACAGCGTTGACATCAAGCTCGTGCAAGTTAAGGGCACCGTTGATTACGGCAAGCTCTGCGTCTCCTACGGCATCCAAGATGATGTGCTCGACACCTTCCGCAAAGAAGGCCGCGCCGACATCCGAGTAACCCCAGTCAAATAATCAACGGGGCCTCGGCCCCTTAGGAGATCACCATGAGCGTAACAATCGAAAACAAAGACACCTCCATCAAGATCGTCGAGTCTGACCGCAAGATCATGGTCAGCGACTTTGACGACGGTTCACACATGTCTATCTTCTTCCCCGGCGGTCACGCATCAGTGGCTATGTCCCGCGAAGAAACCGAAGCCCTCATCGAGGCCCTGCAACGCGCAATTTCCAAGGAGTAAATCATGAACTACGCAAATCACTACGGTTGGTCAGATGTCAATCCCTACGAGGTCGTGAAGAAGGTCAGCGACAGGACTCTTGAAGTGCGAGAGATGGATGCAGAGAAGGACGAGAGCGTCAAGACCACCTTCGTGCCCGGCGGCTTCAGCGCGGTGAGCGACAACGCGCAGGCATGGCACATCAAGAGCAATCCTCAGAACCCAATCATCCGCATTCGCCTGCATAAGTCGGGCACATGGAAGGACAAGCATGGGCGCCGGTTTGGGCTATCGAATTCACCACAGAAGTTTTACGATTACAACTTTTGATATGACACTCCAAGACCTTCAATTGATCTTGGAAGTCCTCACCAGTGACTGGACACACGCAGACACTGGTGCGGCAATCCAAGCTGTGAAAACGGAGATCGCCAAGATGTCGCGCAAGAAGCGCAAGTCACTCGGCGAGCTCCCACCACATCAACGCCATAGTGACACGAGCATCGCCTCGGCCCTGAAGGCATCTGAGAAGTTCAGTGATGTGCGACGCTCGGTGTTGGTGGCTATCGCAAAGCGGCCTATCACCGACGAAGAAGGTCAGCAGGCCCTCAACATGCCGGGCAACTCATACCGGCCTTGTAGGGTCACTCTGATGGACGCAGGACTGGTTGAAGATTCAGGCCACCGGCGTCAAACTGTCTCCAAGCGTAAAGCAGTCGTTTGGAGGATCACACCCGAAGGGCTCAGTCATCTGGGCATCAACACAAAGGAGGTAGCATGAATCAAGATAACGAACATGTCTGGACACCAACAGGCACCGACATCACCGTGAGGTGGCGCCAGATGGGTTGGGTGCCTGCAAGTGAGTTGCCTGAGTTTCAAGCCAAATGGAAGTTCTATCAGGGACTTCCATTGCGTAAGCTCGACGACAAGGCCAAGGCCGAGTACGAGTTGGTGATGAAGCGCGCGAAGGTGGCACGAATTAAATGATCACGACCATCCTAAATTTTCTTTTGATTGCCGGCCTTACCATCGTGGTAATTATTTTGGTGGCGCTTGGCATGTTGTGGTGGTTACAAAAAAACGAGAGGTATTAAATGGAAAAGAAAGAATTGAGCCCATTGGCTCGCCAATTGTTGGGAAACGCAGGAACCATGAAGTTCTTCACTCAAATTGAATTCGACGAGGCTTTGGTGCTTGCCAAGGCTGAGATCATGCAGGTGGCAATTGAGACGACCAAGCAGGCCATCTTCATCGAGCGCCAAGCCTGCGCAGACATCGCCAAAGAGGCAGGCCAAGATGAGATCGCCGAGAAGATTCGCAATCGCATCCCTAGCCAAATGGTGCAGTGATGAGTATCGAAAAAGACATCGAAAAGGTCGGGGAGCTTCTGAAAAGGGTTGACCCGCTCATTCAACGGTACTTCCACCAGATCATGGATAAGCATGGACACGATGTATGCCTGTCTGTGGCGGCAAATATCAGCACCACCCTCATGACCCTATCCATCCTCATCGTGGAGCGCCGTGGGGGCGAAATAGACCCCTTCATGCACATCATGATGAAGGAGGTCAAACACAAGTTCGACAATGCCCATGCATCGCAGGCAACGCAGGACTTGCTCGACAAGGTCATGAATCTGGGCCAGTTTGGCGACTGGAACACCTGCAGGCCACCGCCGACCAAACATTAGGGAAAGTACCTACAAAAATAAATGTTGACGACACAATCTAACTTTGTGTTAGAATTCTAATCACTGCAACGAAGCAGGTTCAAACAAGGAGTTAGATATGTCATACATCGCAGAAATTGAAAGCCGTGTCGCAGGCATCCCATGCATCATTGGCGTGACCCACTACGAGTGCGTGAAGGGCTCTTACAGCTACCACGCCGCCAGTGACTGGGACTACCATGGCTACACCGAGTGTGAGTTCGAAGTGCTTGACCGTCGTGGTCGCAAAGCCGCATGGCTTGAGCGCAAGCTTGACGACAAGATGACCCAAGAGATTGAGTCAGAGATTGCTGAATATTTCAACTAAGGAGAATGACATGGAAGACTTCAAACCAATGATCAAGATGTCCACCAACAAAGTGGTAGAAATTGCCCTCGACACCGCAGGCAAGGCCACAAGCATAATGGCCTACTGCGACTACATCGCCAACAGCATCAAGCATGCCCTGCCAGTGACTGGCGTGGCTACAAGCACAGTAAAGTCTGACCTTCACCCAGAGGGCGGCTACCTGCTCACCACCAAGAAAACCATCGAGGCAGAATACCTTGGCAAGAAATACAAAATCACTGTGGAGGAAGCGTAAGATCATGAACTACCAACAGCAAGAGGAATCCCTCCTCGACAAAATCATCATCGGCACCCTCTTCGTGGCATTCATCGTTGGCATGGCCTTCATGCCTGATCTGGTGCCCGTACAGCATGAGGCCAAGTACGATTGCCGCATTGCAGAGATTTCCCCTGACTTCCCTAAAGCAGTGCGTGAAGCCTGCAGAAAGCAAAACAATGGCAACTAAGACCGTCGCAAAGAAAGTCCCGGCAAAGAAGGCGCCGGCAAAGAAAACCACCGCGATCTCAAAGGAGCCCACCTTCGGCATGCCTCAAGAGGTCAAGGACTGGATTGAGCGAGCTCACAGCATCATGAACCACCAGAGAGGCGAGATCGAGCGCCTGAAGGAGGAGAACAAGGAGCTCAAGGCGTACAAGTCGTGGGCATCAAGCCGCCTGACTCGGAGTGAGCACCATGACTGAGCCCTTGGATAAGTATCCATGGGGTGATGAGGTGGAAGAAGCCTTTATCGTGCCAACCGAACTTAAGATCAACCTCAAGCAGAATTACAACATTATTTTTCATAATGTCATTGATGGCATGAATGCCAAAGTGGTTGGGCGGCTCGACTTCAACGGCCCGGAGCTCAAGTTTGAGGGCGACATGGAAGAGAGCGCCAAATCCTTCATGATGTGGATCGCGCAGGCATTCTCTGGGCGACTAAAGGAAGAGCGCAACAAAGAGCGCAAAGAGCTCGAAGAGGAGCTGTTGAAACTTAAGAACGGCATCGCCGCCAACAGTGACTACATCCAAGGTCGATGGGACTTGATCGGACAGTTCCAAGACATCATCCGGGCGCGCATAGAGGGCTGACATGTCAAAACCAGTTGCTTACCACTACTACATCGACGACGACGAAGAGCACCCAGTGCTGACCGAAACCCGCAAAGACTGGCATGAGCGGTATCCCTACTGGAACGAGAAACCCCTGTACGATCATCCAAGAGAGTGGAAAGACCTCAAGCACAAGGAGATCGCAGAAATCCTGTGTGATGACAGATGGCAGGGAAGGCCAGAGCTCATGCTCCTGCGCATGCAGGAAATGCTCAAAGAGAGGAATTCATGAGCATAGAAGCAATGAAACAGGCGCTGGAGGCGTTTGAAGACATCGCAAGTTGGTACGACCACGACAGAAGTGTTGGATCGCTAGCAAATAGTATGTACGAAGCAAAATGTTTTGCGACAGTACAGGCCACATCCCTACGCCAAGCCATAGAGCAAGCAGAGAAGCAAGAGCCTGTGGCGTGGCGAGTTTCGTATCCAAACGAACCTGAATTTGGTTTCTGGTTTGCAGAAAGTATTGGTGGAGAAGGTTGTTTGAATGAACCCCTCTACACCACACCACAACCACAGCGTGAATGGATTGGGCTGACGGATGAGGAGGCCAATCAGCTTTGGGAAAGCACGGATTCAGACTGGGAATTGATGAAGCGAACCGAAGCCAAGCTGAAGATTAAGAACGGATTCTGAAGATTGCAGTTGCCCTGCCCACGAGGGGCAATTTTGGGAAGGTGTAAAAGCCTTCCCTTTTTTTTGGCCTATTTACGCAAAAACGAACTAAGAGTTACACTTATGCCTATGCGCTGAAAAGATTGCGCGCCAAAAAGGAAGAGTATGACGACCAAGACAAAGAACAAGGTGGGAGCTCCATCCACATACAGTGAAGAGATAGCCAACAAGATATGCCAGAGGCTATCTATGGGGGAGTCTCTGAGACGGATATGCATGGAGGAGGGATATCCTGTGCAGTCCACAGTGTACGAATGGTTGTTGCGCCACAAGGAGTTTGCGGAGAACTACACACGCGCGCGGGAGGAGCAGGCTGACACCCACGCTGACGAAATCGTCGCCATCGCTGACGAAAAGCCTGAGATGCTTGAGATCAAGGACAAGGACGGCAATGTCATCGACCTGAAGATCGACTCCGGCTATGTGGCCTACCAGAAGCAACGCATTGAGGCCCGGAAGTGGACAGCCATGAAGCTCAAGCCCAAGAAGTATGGTGACCGCACAATTCACTCAGGAGACGACGAGAGCCCAGTGGTGCATGAACACAACCTCGGCGTGTTTGGCGAGCTCTTGAAGGCCATCAAGATGCAAAGGCAAGCAGAATGATTAAGTACACACCTGAGGGCCGCATAGCCCGTGTTGGCCTCAATATCACGCTTGGCACATGGCGCAAGCCCTATGTGACCTTCCGGTGGGTCTGGTATCACACTCACACCCACATGCTCATCTCTTGGCGTTTTCGCATTCGCCTGTACCTCTGGCCCGTATTCATGTGGGGCAAGGACTCGACCAATGTGATCGAGAGTTGGCTATTTGATCGTGACCTGATTGTGGTCAACAGAGAGATTCTGGAAGACCTCCACGCCATCGAGGACGCCCAGAAGCGCACCAATGAACCCTACGCCATCATCAAGCCCGTATGAGTGTTGTAGACCTTATCCTTGACGACGAAGACACCCTCAAAGAGGATTACGCCCAACGGACGAATATTGCCCAGACGGTGATCAATTGGCGCATGAAGTGGATGAAGGGCGCCCACAAGCACCAGATTGAGCCTGCAGGCGAATGGTGGAACATCTGGCTCATGCTCGCAGGCCGTGGAGCCGGCAAGACCCGCGCCGCCACTGAGACGCTACTTGAGTGGGCATGGGATATGCCCGGCAGTCGATGGCTCGTCTCCGCGCCCACATCAGGCGACATCCGTGGCACCTGCTTCGAAGGTGACTCTGGCCTGCTCAATGTGTGCCCACCTTCCCTGATCGAGGACTACAACAAAGCCCTGCACGAGCTCAGGCTCATCAATGGCTCATTCATCAAGGGCATCCCGGCATCGGAGCCGGAGCGTTTCCGTGGTGGTCAGTGGCATGGCGCATGGCTCGATGAGCTCGCCGCCTACGATGACCTGCAGGCCGCATGGGATCAGATTCAATTCGCGGTGCGTCTGGGCCAACGAACCCGCATCATCGCCACCACGACGCCCAAGCCCAAACCCCTGATCATGGAGCTCTTGAGCCGTGAGAACGACGATGTGGTGATCACCAAGGCATCGACCTACATCAACAAGGACAACCTTGCGCCCTCCTTCCAGAAGCAGATTTTGCAGTACGAGGGCACCAACCTCGGCAGGCAGGAGATTCACGCTGAGATCATTGACCCTGAGGAAGGCGGCATCGTTCGCCGTGAGTGGTTTAGGCTCTGGCCCAAAGACAAGCCCTTCCCCAAGTTCGAGTACATCATCCAGTCGGTGGACTGCGCTACCTCGGACAAAACCCACAACGACCCCACGGGCCACATGACCCTTGGCGTCTATCGCCCAGAGGACGGAGCCATGTCGGTGCTTATCATCGACTGTTGGCAAGAGCACCTGCAGTACCCTGACCTGCGCCCCAAGATCATGAGCGAGTTCGAGGTGGTCTACGGTGAAGGCAAGACCCGCAAGCTCGTTGACCTGATCCTGATCGAAGACAAGAGCGCAGGCATCTCCCTGATCCAAGACTTACAGCGCGCCCACCTGCCGGTCATGCCCTACAACCCCGGACGGGCCGACAAGATACAGCGCCTGTCCATCGTCGCCAACATCATCAAGGCAGGGCGCGTCTGGGTGCCTGAGAGCTCCAAGACCCCCGGCTTCGTGCGTGACTGGGCCGAGGGCATGGTGTCACAAATCTGTTCATTCCCTGAGGGCACAATCCATGATGAGTTCGTGGACTGCATCAGTCAGGCCCTGCGGTACTTGAGGGACGCCGGGTGGATCAGCATTGATCCCGGCCCCCGTGAGGAGCTCGAACCCGATGACATCAGTGACGCAGAGATTTACAACATGAAGGGGCGTCAAAACCCTTATTCGCAATGACCACTACTAATTTAATTAGTAAGGGTTTCTACCTACTAATTTAATTAGTATCAACCAGAGAGGAGACAGCATGGCAGATGAAGACTACTTGTACTATGAACAACGAGATGGCACCTACAAACGCGTCATGCACCTCGATGGAGTGCGCACCACGGTCTGCGAAAACCGGTTCGAGATCAGCGTCCAAGACCGCACAGAAATCTGGGAGCAACTCGCCGTCCAACAACTGCGTGAGTGGATCAAGTGGCGCAAAGAGCAAGAGGAGTTGCGAGAGTCTCGGAGTCTGTCAGGGGGACAACCGGTGCCCCAATTGCCGGTGGACGGCAAGCAATCCGCATAGGATAATTGATAGAAAATCATCGGAGGAATAATGGACACCCCATCACTAGCGCAGATGCGCGTCAATCTGGCACAGCACAGAAACCCCGACCTCATGGACAGCATCGGCGTGAATGAAGCTCTGGACATGGAGCCCAAGATGTTCGTCAACCCCAACCCCAAAGCAATTGGTGGCATCCCATCAATCGGTGGCGTAGCGACCAACAAAGGCATGCCAATCGGTGGCGTGGACACCAACTCCCAACAGCCCGGTCAACAACTCAATCCAATCCCTGCACCTGTGCCCGGTCAACCTCAGCCCGGTCAGCCCGGTGCTCCCGGTGCGACGCCCGGCACTCCTCCTGCTCCCGGTGGCGCGCCCACTGGCCCAAGCGGTGGAGCTCCTGCACAGATGGGCAACATGCTTCAAATGACGCCTCAAGGCCAAGCTCTGGCGGCTATGGCCCCACCTCCTGCACCTGCCACTGGAGCCGCGCCCGGCATGGCCTCAGGTGGTGCAATGCGACTTGAGCTCCTGAAGAAGAAAGCCCGTGATGCTTTTCCTCACATGGGTGATGGTGGTCAGCCACCAAAGCGCCGTGTATTCAATATCATGCCTGCGACTCAAGGTGCAGTGAAGACCCCCAATGGCTTCACACCCTATGACGCCGGTAGCCCAAGCATCGCCAGTCTGGCTCGCGCCTTCGATGAGGCGATTGCTCATCACTTGGCACTGCCTGCACATCACCGCATGATGAACAGCGTGAGAGCCGCTGAGATGGTGTCCAACCATGTAGGCCGCACAAGCGACAACAAGCCCAAGGACTTGCTTGGCAAGAACGCCAAGCTCATCAAGTCTGAGAAGGGCGGCGAGGAGGCCATCAAGCTTCCCGATGGGCGCGGTGTCGAGACGACTGGTCTGGCATTGGCTCCTGCGTTTGGTCAAGGCAAGTTCAACACCTGCCCCAACTCAGCATCGTGTAAGGAAGAGTGCTTAGGCAAGACCTCAGGCAACTACTTCAAACTGGGTGGCGGTACCAACCTTGAAGAGTTTAAGGGCCCACGCCTGAACAGTCTCAACAAGACCTTGGCGATGATCAACGACCCTCACTCGTTTGCTGTCAAGCTGTACGATGAGATTCAGGACGCCAAAGCGATTGCGGCACAGAACAACAACCACTTAGGTGTGCGCCTCAATGTGCTGTCGGACATCAATCCACGAGTCCACAAGGCCATCATCAACGGTCACCCTGATGTGACCTTCTATGACTACACCAAGAACAACACCAACCCCATCGCGCCCAACCACCACTACACTTACTCAAGCACTGGTGTGAGCGATCAAGATGTCCACAATCCACACAGCAACTGGAAGCAGATGCGCCGTCGGTTGGAGGGTGGCGACAATGTGGCGATGGCCTTCACACACAATGAGCATCTGCCCCACCAGATCGTTGATCATGAGACTGGCAAAGTGTTCAAGGTCATCAACGGTGACAGCCATGACTTCCGACCACTGGACATTCAGCCTGAGGGCGAGCATGGCGTGATCGTGGGCCTTAAGAACAAGAAGGCCATCGGTGAGAAAGGCAACGCTCACATTGACTCTAACGGATTCTTTGTGAAGTACGATCCACAGTTGATGAAGAAAGAAGACGGCAGGTATGCCCGTGTGCCGACCACTGAGATATCGGCAAAGACTGGCAAGCCTAAGTTGGGTGAGACAATACCGCAGAACAGAACGGTGCATATCCAACCACAAGAGCCTGCGCCTAGAGAAAAATCAAATGACGAAGGATGGGAAGTATGAGCAAGAAGAAACTAGACTCACATCATTTTTATGCCCAGTTCCATGGACTGGAGCACCACAATGACCCTGAAGACCATGTCAAGCACAAGCATCACTTGCACAGCCCTGATGCGCATAAGGCACACAAAGGCTTAAATTTAAAAAGTCTTGCACGAGCCAAGCACAAGCACTCAGGCAATAAAGGATAATCATGGCTGAAAAAGACGACGACCTAAACATTCAAGAGCAAGAAGACGGCTCCGCTGTGATGGACATGCCTGCATTCGACACTGACGAATTGCCAGACGGTTCAGCCATTGTTGACATTGACGATGGCCCAGAATTCAACCCAGAGTTCTATGACAACCTAGCAGACTCTGTTGATCCCGGTGTTTTGTCGGACATCGTCTTCAATTACTTAGACTTACTTGAGAGCGATAAGCAGGCACGAGAACTGCGCGACAAACAATATGAAGAGGGTATTAAACGGACTGGTATGGGCAATGATGCCCCCGGAGGTGCAACCTTTATGGGAGCCTCTAAGGTCGTGCATCCTGCCATGGCTGAGGGTTGCGTTGACTTTGCCGCTCGCGCAATCAAAGAGCTCTTTCCACCAGATGGCCCGGTCAAGTCGAAGATCATTGGTAAGGTTGACGATCTCAAGACGGCGGTGGCAGATCGCAAGGTCGAGTACCTCAACTGGCAGATCACTGAGCAGATCGAAGAGTTCCGCGACGAACAAGAACAACTGCTGACCCAACTGCCACTCGGCGGCTCACAGTACATGAAACTGTGGTACGACGAAGACAAGAAGCGTCCATGCATCGAGTTCCTGCCGATTGACCGTGTGATCCTGCCCTTTGCGGCAACCAACTTTTACACGGCACAGCGCGCCGCTGAGATTCACGAGATCACCCAATTCGAGTTCGAGCGCCGCATCAAGTCGGGCATGTACCGCGACATCAACTATGTGCAGGCATCCGGCACGATTGATGAAGGCAAGGTAGCCAAGGCCAACAACAAGATTGAAGGCAAGCAGTTCGAAGAGAACAAGGACGGCATTCGCACCGTCTATCACATCTACACATGGCTTGAGCTCGAAGAAGACAAGCACAGCAAGGGCAAAAACGCGCCTTACATCTTGATGATTGATGTGCTCGACAACGAGGTCGTTGGTTTGTACCGCAACTGGGAGGAAGCAGATGAGACGCTCACCAAACTTGACTGGGTCGTGGAGTTCAAATTCATTCCATGGCGCGGTGCTTACGCTATTGGCCTACCTCATCTCATTGGCGGTCTGTCTGCCGCTCTTACTGGCTCTCTCCGCGCTCTACTGGACAGTGCTCACATTAACAACGCCGCTACTATGCTTAAGCTCAAGGGCGCGAAGATTAGTGGGCAGTCTCAGCAGGTCGATGTAACCCAGATCATTGAGATTGAAGGCGCGCCCGGTGTGCAAGACATCCGGCAGATCGCTATGCCGATGCCCTTCAACCCACCAAGCGATGTGCTCTTCCAACTGCTTGGCTTCTTGGACAAAGCCACGAGTTCTGTGGTCACGACGGCTGAAGAGAAGATTGCCGATGTGAATGCACAGTCGCCTGTGGGCACCACGCAAGCATTGATCGAGCAAGGCTCTCAAGTCTACTCATCAATCCATGCGCGCCTGCATGCATCACAAGCTCGTGTGTTGAAGATTCTGTGCCGCCTGAACCGTTGGTACTTTGACGACATGCAAAAAGCAGACATCGTGTCTGACCTTGAGATCACGCGCGAAGACTTCTCCAAGAACACCGATGTACAGCCGGTGTCTGATCCCAACATTTTTTCTGAGACTCAGCGCATGGCGCAGTCTCAGGCAGTGTTGCAGTTGGCACAGCAGTTCCCTGATCAGTTCAAGATTGGGCCAGTGATTGCTCGCATGCTCAAGCAAATGAAAGTGCCCAACATCAACGACATCATGAATGATGTGCCTGCACCTGAGCAACGCACCTCAGCAGATGAGAATGCGGCAATGCTCGTGGGCCAGTCAGCCTATGCGTACATCCAACAAGATCACATTGCTCACATTCAAGACCACTTGCAGTTTGCTATGAATCCGTTCTTGGGCCAAAACCCATTTGCAGACCCGGCATACCTCAACAACTTGATCGAGCATTTGAAACAGCACATGACCTTGTGGTACTTGAACCGCTCGAA